GACCGCTCATAGGATCAGAGATCCTACCTCTCCTTAAGAGAGGTCCGGCTGTTCTTCCAACTGACTTTGCTGTCGGTTGGATTCAGATGGACAGTCATGCTCAACTATATATCGATTTAACGCTATAAACTTAATAAAGCTGTTTATAGTATTAATCGCCAGGGGTTATCACCAATAGGACCAAATGAATTTGATCCTACTTTCGACTAAGACTAAGATTTAGGAAAATCTTCATCCTAGAAGGGGGTAACCATGACACTGGTTCGCCAAATTGGTAATTACTATTGAAAATGACAAAATTAAAAACAATAAAATTGTTATTAATCGCACTTTCACATAACCACTACCAATTAGGAATCAAGTTTATTAAAGGTGTGGAGACCATGCGAAAGAAGAATGGTTTGAAATATACAATCAAGTACTATAAAGCTGTAAAGCTTCATATTACTAGATATATATGTTCAACACCGCTTAGAATCAATGATTCTAACGTTTCTCTCTCACATGATCATTTCCCAAACCGTGTTAGTTATTTAAAACCATTAGTTGATAGTAAAGATAACAATCAATTAAGATTTGTTATGACTTTACTGACTTACACTCGGAGTATAATTCCTACAAAGGAAGAATATTCAAAGTGTGAGCCAGATTATACAACAATTACGAATCCATACAAAGGTAAACCTGGGAATGTAATCCCAGATTATATCATTGATGAATTTGTAACTAAGTATAATCTACAACAAAAGTCAAAAATTGATTACCATTATGAAGATCATTACTTATCAAGTAAATCATCTCCATTTGGTAAAGCAACTTTGACTGCGGCTTACTCCCTATTTTCCTGTATTGAAATAAACCACGATCTTCTAGATAAATATCTGAAGATCCTTGGATTAAAACAATACACAAGCATAATTGGTAACCATATAAAATTATTATTTAATGATCACCGTATTATGCATATAGGGAATCCACTAAACGGTTGAGGAAAGATCTCCATTGTTAAAGATCCTGAGCTAAAATTAAGATGTATAGCTATGGTAGATTACTATAGCCAATTCATCTTAAAGAAAGTTCATAATGAGTTATTCTCTTTGTTAAAGAGAATACCTCAAGATAGAACTTTCACTCAAGATCCTACCTTCAACGGACCTACGATGGGTAACAACTTTTGATCTTTAGATCTAAGTGCTGCTACTGATCGTTTTCCTATATCTCTCCAAGAACGTTTATTAAAGAAGGTATTCGTGAAGAATCCTGATTTAATAAATAACTGAAGAGAGTTACTAACAGATAGAGACTATATGACACCAAAAGGAACACCTATACGTTATAGTGTAGGTCAACCAATGGGAGCATATAGCTCTTGAGCTGCTTTCACATTGACTCACCACTTAGTTGTTTATTGAGCATCAAAATTATCAAAAATTGATGATTTTGATAGATATATTTTACTAGGTGACGATATTGTTATAAATAACGATAAAGTCGCTAGAAAGTATATTTCAATAATGACTAAGCTGGGTGTTGATATATCTCTTCAGAAAACACACGTATCAAAAAATACGTATGAATTCGCGAAAAGATGGTATCATCACAGAGTTGAGATAACTGGTCTACCATTAAGGGGAATTTTATCAAATTTAAATAATCATACAATTGTTTTTCAACAATTATATGCTTATTATATAAAATTCCCTTGAATGTTTAGAATCCGGTTGGAAGAGTTAGCCTTCAAGATCTTTAAAATTAACCAGACAAATAAGAGGAATTTCACTTCTTCTTATTTAAAAGGAAAAATTAAAGATCTTCATTTTGTACTACGGTATCAATATAAAATGATTTCTAATGATGAAATCAGATTATATTTCTTAAATAAATTTAAGAATTATGATATCGAAATACCAAATACGAAGGAAATCCCTAATTTTGTTAGGGGCCTGTTAGTTATAGGATTGGGAAGAATGGCCGAATCTTCGGGTAATAAAATCAGATCTTACTACGATGATTTCTTAAATCATTTTAGCAAAATCGAGGATTTAAATACCCTTAGATACAATCCACTCTTCTCAGGTTTTAAGAACAAAGTCAGATCTATGAAGAAGACCTTAATGAGGGTCTCTAATAGCTCTGATTTTGATCTTATTGATGCCATGAATCATATGCGTCTGGATGAACCTGATAAAATAGTGGAAAGTGTTAGAAACACTTCACTACAAATCAGTCATTTAGACAAATTATGAAATCATGGTTTCAAAGTTGTCGACCATGTGTTCAAGAAAAGTAATAATTGAAATGAAATTTCATTATTATTTCCTGAACCTGGACAAACATCTTTAAAACCTTGAGAATCCTATTATGTACAGAATCTGAGTCAATTAGATGACTCATTAGATTCTATACAAGGTGGTTATTGAACAAAACCCGGAACAATTGAACAGATGTGATAACACATTTATTCAATAATCTAGGTTGTGATTAATAATGGGACTTAGTCCCAATGAATG